GCAGCGAAGCACTCCTGATGTATACGTCTTTTGCTGAACGCCGTGCACTTGGAGGGAGTCTAAGGTCATACAACCGTAAGGTGACCAGCCAGATCAAGAAGGTTGCTAAGTATGCGTTACTATGGCCGGAAAATGTCCCTGTACCTACTGGTGTGCAGATTGCTCACTCTTTGCGCGCTAGGATACTAGCTGGCATACAAGCTCAGACTACGAATCACACCTTACCTAGTGTTGAAGACTTGCTCGCACACCAAGGCCAAGTTACGAGTGCGCCTATTGTCGTGCACATACCCATGGTAAGCAAGGCAACTATGTACAACGGCATAGCAGGCGGCGCAATCACACGATCCCACGAGTCCAAGCCTTTGCTGATTCTCCCAAGCCTTGAGAACAACACATGGGACCCTTTGACTGCGGCTTATGGCAAGATGCTAAAGGTATGTGCGGCTCTCAACAGTGCAGGAGGTGAGGCACATCATCTGGCAAGCCTGTGGGGCAGATTGTGGGTAGGTAAATCCGACATACCATTTGTCGTGGCACCCATAGACAGCAGCGTTAAGGGCGCAAGGCTATCCGGACGTCTTATACGCCGAACATACTCTGTCATGGCTTTGCCGAACCTCGTGTCTAGTGTCCACGTTGATGCACATTCGCTCTTTGCCGCCTCTGCATCAACTAACACTACGATAGACCCTATGTCTATCGTATATACTCTGAAAGCTGCTGCGATCTTAGACATAGCCCTGGGTGCCGCCTCCGGCTGTTCTCGTGGGTACGGGTTGAAATATATAGAACACTACATCTCGATGCCCACACGACCTACGGTCGAACATATTGTTTACACAGGGGGTGCAGCGCTCAGGCAACCTGCTGCTCAAATCTTGGCTGAGAGTTTACCTACGATTGCTGCCTCGGCAAGGACAGATATCGAGGGTGAGACCGGTAAACTGGACCTGCCCATCGTCGCTGCTAGTGCTGAAGTTGGGTTAAGCGCGTTTGATGTTCTTGAATCATTGCCTTATGGTACCGTATCTGCCCTGATCATGAGAAGCGCTGTAACTGGCGCTGGCAGTGGGCTTCCTGAAGAGGTGAGATCAGCATCCATAGAGGCGCACTCGGACACCAGCATTGCTAGGAAGGTAGACCTAGTTACTCAGGCTGCTCGCAACGCCATTCCGTTCTCCAGTGTTACCGAGCAGAAAGTTCTAGGGCAACTTCTGCAAGCTTGCCTAAGATATGCAGACAACAACTTTGTCGCAGATGAGCATGTCCAGAAGACTTGTCAAATACTGTCTACTTCTCAACAACCTGCCCTAGCTAAGATGGGGGTCTCTGATTCGACCAATGCCGTAGCTTCAGGCAACCTAGGTGCCATGGCAGGTATTTATTCCACACTCATGAAAGGTGCCCGCACGCAAGCCGATTATTGGGCTTCGTGGGCAGAGCAGTATGCTACGCGAGCTCTGGGTGTAGAAGGAGACAAGAAGAGCGAGATGTCAGCTATGTCAGCCGGTATGCGAGCTTGGATCCTGTGCAAGACTGAGGGCCGTTCTTGGACTGACGTGTGGTCACTGACACTGTTTGCTATCGCTACCGATCTATGCGCTTCGTATCGCAGGTCGGGCTTAAATGCACATATGTCTGAGATATTGGATGAAGTTACAATCCCGTCTTTGCGAATAAGTGCTGGTGTGGGTGAAGCCTTAGATATAGACCGGGTGATGCGAGACTATGGTACCTTACTTGACAGCACGATCAAGGATAGACTCTCAAGACTAAGTGGGATCCGCAAGGCTGTTATGGCTTTGCATAAGTTCTTTGCTGCAGATTGGGTCGCGCCCGTCGCTGCTGCTGAAATTGTCAAAGCTCAGCCTATCTGTGCCAACGCTTCTGTATATCACGAGATAGAGTTCCCAACTGAAGAGGAAGTCTCAATAAGATACCAAGAAGATACAAAAGCCCAGGCTCCAGGCGAAGCCGAGTGGTCGAAGTTCGTCGACGAAATGTCTCTATGGGGAACACAGTACGGAGAGGATGAGTATATAGACGCTGAGTTTGTTGCATGGAAAGCTAGCCAGATCAACGAGAATACTGACACCGCTTAAAGCGACCAATATGAAGGGCAAGCCCCTAGTTAGGTCAACAATTCTTTAAAAAAAGAGGAAAAAAATAAAAAGAACTAGTACATATGTACATAGGATCTCGCAAGTGGGCTCGGCCTCGACTTGGGAG